CAAACCTACGAAACCTTAAGGAACATGAAATGACTCAGTTAAGCGCAAATTTTTCTCTGCATGAGATGTGCAAGTCAGAAACTGCATTAAGGCTGAATTTGGACAATACGCCTGATGATGAGGCTACAGAGAATCTACGCCTACTCTGCGAAAAGGTGCTTCAACCTGTGCGTGATCATTACGGCAAAGGCGTCAAGGTTAACAGCGCTTATCGCAGCCCTGAGTCCAATGCCGCTGTTGGTGGCAGCAAGACCTCAGACCACTGCAAGGGTATGGCGGCAGACATTGAGATACCTGGCGTGCCTAATGCAGAGCTGGCGCAGTGGATCATGGATAACCTTGACTACACCCAGCTTATCCTTGAGTTCTACACGCCAGGCATACCTGACAGCGGCTGGGTTCATGTAAGCTTTGACTCTTCTAATCTGAAATGTCAAGAGTTGACGGCCACCAAGGTTGCAGGCAAGACAACCTACTTGAATGGCTTGGTGGCTTAATTGGCACTAAACCTTGGTCAGCAGATAACTACACCAGCGCAGCCAAACCTTGGCTCGCCTGCGCCTGCCTATGACCAAGGCTTCTTTGGTACATCATTTGGCGGCTTGAATGTCTACTTCAATAAGATAACGGCAGTCTTTGCAACGATCCTCGGACCGCGTGGTGGAAAGTACATCAACAACCCATATGGCGCGTTTCAAGACAGCACAGATCAAGTGGCGGCCAATACGACAACAGCCTACGCCATCACCTTTGACACTACCGACTTCAGCAATGGCGTGACATTGTCGAATTCGTCAAGACTTAATGTGTCTCAGGCTGGCATCTACAACTTGCAATTCAGCATCCAGTTTACAAATACCACCAATGCATCTCAAGATGTGGATGTTTGGTTTCGCAAGAACGGCACAAACATTGACAAATCAAACAGCAGATTTGGCTTTGCGCCAAGGAAAGGTGCTAGCGATCCATATCACACCATTGCCGCACTGAATTTCTTTGTCAGTTTGGCTGCCAATGACTATGTGCAGATCATGTGGCGGCCAACAGATGTTGGCGTCAGTATTGAACACTATGCAGCCAGCAGCTCACCGACTAGACCGGCAGTGCCATCAGTTATTGCCACACTTTCATTCGTGTCCAATTTGTCTACAGAAACCGCATAATTGACCTATGGCACTCATACCTCTAAAAATTCCACCAGGCGTGTACCGCAACGGCACTGAGTATCAAAGTGCTGGCAGATGGTTTGACGCCAACCTTGTGCGTTGGTATGAGAACACTCTCAGACCGATTGGCGGCTGGCGCAAGCGCTCATCTAGTCAGTTGACAGGCTCATGCAGAGGCTTACTCACTTGGCGCGACAACAGTGGAGACAGATGGATTGCAGCCGGCACGCATTCCAAGCTATTTGCAATGAACGAAGCTGGCGTGCTAAAAGACATCACGCCAACAAGTTTTACAGTAGGCATAGCTAATGCTGCCACAAAGACCGGCTATGGCTACTCCACCTATGGCAACTTTGCCTATGGCGTGGCGCGGCCCGATACAGGTGCTGTAACACCGGCAACGACATGGAGCTTAGACACCTTTGGCGAGTACCTTATTGGTTGCTCTGACTCTGACGGCAAAATTTATCAGTGGCAGTTGGGATTCACAACGCCAACTATTGCGGCAGTTATCACCAACGCACCAACAGGTTGCGCGGCTGTAATGTCTACTGCCGAGCGCTTTATCTTTGCCTTGGGTGCTTCAAGCAATCCTCGCTTAGTGAAGTGGTGCGATCAGGAAAGTGACACAAACTGGACGGCATCAGCCACCAGTCAGGCGGGTGACTTTGAGTTGCAAACAGTTGGCGCATTGAAGGCAGGCAAAAAGGTGCGCGGAATTAATTTGCTGTTTACTGATGTTGATGTACACACCGCCACATATGTTGGTCTGCCTTATGTCTATTCATTTGAAAAGGCTGCATCAGGATGCGGTTTGATTTCAGCGCAGGCCGTAGCAGCCATCGACACTGCCGCGCTGTGGATGTCTACATCAGGCTTTTTTATATTTGACGGCTACGTTAAGCCGTTGCCCTGCGATGTCAGCGACTATGTATTTCAGAACATGAACTACAACCAAGTCTCTAAGGTGTACGCCGTACACAATTCAAAGTATGGTGAGGTGTGGTGGTTTTACCCATCCAATGCCAGCAATGAGGTGGACTCCTATGTCACATACAACTACCGCGAGAATCACTGGAACATTGGCTCTTTGGCGCGTACAGCAGGCGTTGACAGGGGTGTGTATTTGCAGCCACTGATGGTGTCATCTGATGGCTTTATCTATGAGCATGAGGTGGGCTATGCCTATGACTCAGGCGTACTGTATGCCGAGTCTGGACCATTAGAGATCGGACAGGGTGACAACATTATGTCTGTACGCCAAGTTATTCCTGATGAGCAAACTTTGGGTGAGGTGGTGGTTAGCTTTAAGTCTCGGCTGTATCCAATGGCAACTGAAACGACTCATGGACCATACCCAGCGGCGCAGCCAACTGATGTGCGTTTCTCTGGACGTTTAGTCAAAGTGAAGTACACCGGCGCAGTGCTTGAAGATTGGCGCGTTGGTGTATCCAAGCTAGATATCGTTGCGATGGGTAAGCGTTAATCGTGGCGGCGAAATAGAATTGAAGATGTTTAAAGGGTTAAAAAATGCCAAATATTAATAAGCAATATCAAAACTTAGCATCCAAGGGTAGGTATGGTGACACCATGCTTGCCCATATTAATCCTCAAGAAGCAGGATTGTTAACGGCTATGGGTGGTGCTGGAACTATTAATCCTCAAACTGGTTTGCCTGAGTTTTATGGTATTGGACAACTTCAGTTTCTGCCAAAATTTACGCCAGAGCCATTGCCATCATTAGGCCAAGCGTTAGCCCCCGAATCATTGGCAAATCTTGCCACTCAATTGAACACAACTACAGTTCCAGCACAAGGCTATAGGGGTATGCCGGGCATTATTCCAGCATCTCAACAAATTTCATCAGAATATGCACAGTATGCAGACAGAGCACCAGCGACAGGGATGGGTGGTGGTAGACAGATTGAAGGCTACACAGTACCAACAGATAAAACATTTCAGGATATTCCACTTGTTGCCCAATATGACGCACAAGGTAATTTTAAGCAATTGACACTGGAGCGAGGTCAATACTTAACGCCTGACCCAAGCCGACCAAACATCCAATCTGTTCCAAGAATAAATGCACAGGGTCAGGTTATTGACTTTGGGATTGTTGATACAGATAATTTAGATAATAGTATCTTTGGTGGCATTAAGGAGTTAGGAACTGAGCTTGCCCCAATAATTTTGGCTTCACTTGGTTCTAATTACCTTTCTGGTAGTGGCTTTGGTACAGCGGGTGCGGGTGCTAGTACAGCGGGTGCTGGTGCGGCGGCTGGTACAGCTGGTGTGCCTGGTGGATTATTGGGAAGCGCATTACCAGCGGGTGCTGGTGCGGGTGGTTTCTTTGCGCCAGGCGTTACAGCAGGGGCGGCCACATTGGGCATACCGACAATGACAGGCGCACCAGCAGGTGTTACGCCAAGTTTTGCTGGTGGTGCTCGCAACATGACTTCTTTTCCAGGCGGTATAAATGGTGCGGACACAATAGTGGGATCAGCTGTTGCGCCTGCTGCTAGTAGCATTTCTGCGAAGGCTGCGGCGGCTGGCTTTCCAACCACTGCTGCTGGTTTACTAGATTTTGCATCTAAAAATCCAAGTCTTGTGGGCGGCGCAATTGGAGCAATAACTGGCGCTGTTGGTGCTGCCAATGCTCCAAAGTCAACCACCACCACTGCAAGCATTGACCCTGAGTTGAAGAAAGAATATTTAGCAAACATTGAACGCGCCAAGACGACTGCGACTGACTTGGGGGTGCGTCAGTTTGAGGGGTTTACGCCTGACTATTTGAGAGGCCAAGACCAAGTTATAAACCTTGGCTTGGGTGGTAAGGGTCAGCAGACAACTGATGAGGCCACACGACTTGCAATGATTGAGGCTGGCTTTACACCTCAACAAATCCAAGCAGCCACCGCTGGTGATGCATCACTAGCAAACGCACAAGGCTATACAGCACAGCAAATGCAAGCAGCCAATGCTGGTAATGCATCACTGGCAAACGCACAAGGCTATACAGCGCAGCAGATGGCGGCGGCACAAGCCAATAGAGGAAATATTGCCAATGCTGGAAGTGCTGCTGGCTCTCAATACATGGGCGCATATCAAAACCCATTTGAAGAGCAAGTGGTGCAGGGTGCGTTGGCCGACATTGAGCGTACACGCCAAATTCAAGAGCAGGCAAACAGGGCGCAGGCAACCTCTGCTAGGGCGTTTGGCGGTTCACGCCAAGGCGTAGTCTCAGGCATGACCAACGAGGCTGCATTGCGTCAGGCAGCTAACACTAGCGGCCAATTGCGATCTGCTGGATTCACTCAAGCAGCTCAACTTGGTCAGACAGATGCGGCTAGAGCATTGCAAGCACAGTTAGCTAATCAAGGAATTGATGTAACTTTAGAGCAGGCTAATACTCAATTGCGTCAACAAGGATCATTAGCAAATCAGTCTGCATTTAATCAGGCAGCTCAGTTTGGTGCTGGCGCTACAAATCAAGCTAACTTAACAAACGCCGCTGCCCTTAATCAGATGGCTCAATATAACGCATCGTTGCAACAGCAGGCAGGATTATCAAACCAAGGCGCATTTAATCAAGCAGCTCAGTTTGGTGCTGGCGCTACAAATCAAGCTAATTTGTCAAATGCTGCTGCTCTTAATCAGATGGCTCAATACAACGCATCAATGCGACAACAAGCAGCTTTGGCAAATCAGGGTGCGTTTGCACAGGGTGCAGGAATTCGTCAGGCCGCAATTGGACAGGTTGGACAACTTGGGGCGCAACAGCAAAACCTTGGACTGACGGGCGCAAATGCTGTGATGGAAGCTCAAATGCGAGAACAGGCATTGAGACAGGCTCGACTAGACGCTGCGCGTAATATTGGCACTGAGCGTTTGGCTATTACAAGTGGTTCTTTGGGTATAGGTATACCCAACTTGGGTGGATCAACTAGCCAGCCGTTGTACTCAAGTACAGCAGGCAGTGCTTTATCGGGTGGTCTGACTGGCGCGTATATTGGCGGCTTGTTACAGCCAAGAAAATAAGGAAACATCATGGCAACATACGAAGAGAATCTAGCGGCAATGAATATGCCATACGCGCCACTGCCTATCAGGGGTGGTGGTCAAGGCCAAGCATTCTCAGGCTTACTTGGCGACATCTTTGGCGGTGGAGGTGGAGCCACTGGCTTAGAAGAGTATTTAACGGCAGCTCAGACCGAGCAAATGAATCGCCAAGCTCTGCTGCAAGCAGCCATTGCCGCGTCACAGGCCAGCGCCCCTAGCACCACTCCAAAGAGTTTCATGCAGATACTTGGCGCTGGACTCGCTGGTGGTCAGCAGGGTTATCAGCAGGCGCAGCAGGGGGCTATGGCTCAGTTGCTCACCAAGCAGAAGCTGGATGAGGCAAGACGCGCACAGCAAGCTCAGTTGGCTTATCAAAACCTTTTAATGGGTCAGCCTACAGTTGGCGCTGAGATCACACCACAGCAGGCTATTTCAGCGCCTGGCATGGCGCTTGGTCCAACAAATGAACGTGCCGCGATGATTGGTCAGCCTGCGCCTAGCGTTGCACCTAGTGGAATGTCCAATTTGACACGCGAGCAGCGTTTGATGCTGTCTGCTTTGCCTGCCGAAAAAGGCATACCTGAGATGTTGAAGCTGACTCAGCCAACAGAGAAAGCAAAGTTGCTGGCTGAACTTGGTATGCAACCAACTTTGGCAAACTTGCGTTTGCTTGAAAAGCCAGAGGCCGATCCTGAGAAGATAAGGATTCTCAAAGCACTTAATATGGATGTGACTTTGACTAATTTACGTCAATTGGACAAGCCTGAGTCTGCACCCCCTGAGGTGCAATTGCTCAATGCTGCTGGCGTACCAGTAACATTTGAAAATATCATTGCTTTGAAGAGATCAGGCGCTTCTAACGTGAATGTAGACACTGGTCAAAAGGGTTTTGAAAACAAGATGTCGGCCAAGAAGACATTCATGTCAGAGCCTATCTACAAAGATTACAACGATATGAAGGCCTCATATGGTCAAGTGATATCAGCACTAGATCAAGGTTCACCAATTGGTGATGTTGCTGGCGCTACCAAGATAATGAAGTTGCTAGACCCTGGCTCTGTTGTGCGTGAGTCTGAACTGGGTATTGCGATGGCCGCATCAGGCCGTATGGACAGGCTTAAATATTATTTTGACAATTGGGCATCAGGCAATAAACTCACACCGACTCAGCGCAATGATTTCAAGGCATTGTCAAATGAGCTGTACGCGGCTGCTGGTCAGGCTTACAACCAAAAACGCGGTGAGTATCTAGACTTTGGTTCTAGCACTGGAGTTGAGCTTGATAAGGCGCTTGGTGCGCCTGCCAATATTCCATCAGTTATTCGCACACCTGGCGCTAATGCTGCACAGCGCAAACCATTGGCAGACATCTTTACAAGAAAGCCATAATCATGGATGATTTAAAAAAGCAGATTGATGCGGCCAGACAAGAAGGCTATCAAGATGACGAGATCATGGGTTATCTGTCGGCACTGCCTGGTGTAGACACTCAGATTAAAACTGCCATTGAGAATAACTACACGCCATCAGAGGTGCTGAAGTTTTTGTCTGAGCGTAAGTCTCCTGCTTATGAAGCTGGCGCTAAAAAATCACAGTTAGAAAAAGGATTCTTGGCGGCTATGCAAGGCCCGACTATGGGTTTTTATGATGAACTTGCTGGAGCTGTTGCCGCACCATTTATGGCAATTTCAGAGGGTAAACCACTGTCTCAAGCATACCAAGAACAGCGAGACATTATTCGTGGCGCTGTTGAGTCCTACACCAAAGAGAATCCATATACATCCGCTGGATTGCAAGTAGCGGCCACATTGCCAACAATGGCGATTGGTGCGCCGGCAAGAGTTGGACAAGCTATTAATCGTGGCATTGTGACGCCTACTATGGAGGCCATATCTCCAAGGCTGGCTCAATTCCAAAACTACTTGACTCAGGCGCCAGCAGCCGGCCAAGTCATGGGTATGGGTCAGCGTATGGCGCAGGCTGGTGCTACTGGCATTGGCTATGGCGCTGTTGGCGGCCTTGGTACATCAGAGGGCGAAAGCATTGCAGACATCACTAAGGACGTGGCTAAAGGCGCAGCAATTGGCGGTGTGGTAGGTCCAATATCTCAGCCAGTGATGTCGGTTCTTGGTGCTGGTGGCCGTCAGATCGCTGCAAGGGTTTCGCCGGCCAAGGCAGAGCAATACGCACAGCAAAAGATGGCCGAGGCTTTACTGCGCGACACACCACCCGATCTGCTTGCAAGCGCATTGACAATGTCTCAGGCTCGCATGGGCAAGCTCGGTACAGAGGCTCGCATTGCTGATGTTGGTGGTGCGAATATGCGCCAACTGTTGGACACCATAGCAACGCTGCCAGGCGAGACAAAGCAAGCCTTAGAGCGTGCCATCAGAGAGCGCCAAGCTGGACGCGCAGGCCGCCTTGTGACTGCCGCTGATACGGCTTTAGGCACTCAAGGCTCGCAGTTTCAGCAGAGCATTGACAACTTCAGCGAGCTGCGCCGCATTGAGTCGCGTCCTTTCTATAACGTCATTGATCAGGCCGTGGTGCAAGTCGATGAGCCATTGATGAAGTTGTTAAAGCGTTCAGAGTCATTGCAGGGCGCTGCTGAATTGCTGTACCGCACAAAGACTGGTCAGGCAATTGATCTGTCAAAGTTGCAGCCTGGTCAGCCAGTGCCAATGAATGTGCTGGACACATTAAAGCAGTCTCTGTATGACTCAGCGCAAAGTCTCAAGCGATCTGGCGCCAATCAGCAGGCTAATGCCTATGATGATGTACGCCAAGAATTGATCAAGGCACTGAGCGATAGATCGCCAAAAGTTGGCGGCAAGTCTGCTTATGCTCAAGCCATGGAGAAGTGGGCTGGACCATCACAGATGATGGATGCCGCCGAGCTTGGCCGCAAGGCGATGACTGGCGACATTGTCAACTTCAAACAGGAATTGCGTGGATTGACTGTTTCAGAGATGGACGCATTCCGCATTGGCGCTTTGCAGGCTTTACGCCAAAAGACAGGTACAGAGGCTGGTCAGACATCATTGCTAAAGATGTGGAAAGAGCCAGCAACGCAAGAGCGACTCAAGGCTGTATTTGGCAACGACTTCCGACAGTTTGCCTCGGCAGTTGCTAAAGAAGCTCGCCTCAAAGGACTAGAGTCTGCTGGCCGTGGATCGCAGACAGCGGCACGCGCTGCTGGCATGGCCGATCTTGATGTTGCACCAGTGATGCAGGCGGGTCAGGCGGTTGCCACTGGCAATGTGCCAGGCATGGTCACATCAATATCTAATCTGTTTGGTCAGGTCAAGACGCCAGAAGCAGTACGCAATCAAATGGGGCGCATTTTGCTCTCACGCGAACAGCAAAAACTGCTTGATCTGTCCGAGTCACTGCGCCTCTTGAATGAGGCACGCTCACGCGCTGCTGGTACTGGTGGTTATATCGGTGGACAAACTGGAATAATCGGGTCAAACCTCGCAGGACAATAAATCATGGCAACAAGTTACCAAGACCCATTTGGCGCAGCAGACTACTCGGCAGAGGGTACTCGCGGCTTGTTAGAGTTTTTGCGTGATGAGTATCCAAGGGTTTATGGTGCTGGCGCTGGGTTATTGGGTAATACGCCATACGACACTGCTGATGCGTACAGCGTATTTGATCCAAAAAGACAGGCTGCATTTGATGCATCACAAGCCGCATTCCCTGTAGGCTTGGCGGCTGAAGTAATACCTGGCGTGCGTGCATTGAAGCAGCCAGCAATGCAATTAGGAAGAGCTGGTGAGAGGCTTGCAGAGCGCGTTGTGCCGCAAATCATGGATCGTGGCGGCATGAGTGCTGGCCTGCTTGGTGATTTGTCTCAAGGCACTAGAAGTCAGGTAATTGATCCATCAAAAATTAAAACATTCCCAAAAAGAATGAAGTACACCAATAAGGCCATCAAAGAAGGTGGCGATATTGCTGGTGCTACTGGTAAAGACTATGAAGAAATATTTGCAAAAGCAACCAAAAAAGTAAAGAACAATGAGGCTGAAAATCTTCAAGAAGCATCAAAGCTGACAAAGCAAGAAGTACAACAAAGAAGAGAACTTGCAAACGCTGTACTTTCTCAGCCTGTTGAGAAGTGGACACCACCAGCAAATAGCTTGCTTGATAGATCGGTAATGCAATCAATTCCAAATGTTGGTGGGGTTGCTGGAATTCCACAAAATACCATTAATAGGTATGTTGGACCAAGAGCTGATGTAAGTTACTTAAACACTATTGCAGCTCCAGAAAATATTGATCTTATTAAGCAAATGATTGACAGAGGATTAGGCGCAACAGAGGGCGGTTTTTATAAATCATTTCAACCAATGAAGGCCGCATTAGATGAATATGGATATGCGCCTGATATATTTGAAAAAGGACTTGCATCTGGTAGCTTTGCATCTGCACGAAACAAAGTCGCTCAAGAAAATGCCATTGCTAGTTTCTTGATGAATATGAATAGGCGTGGAGTAGACATTACTCCAGAAAATATTCTGAAAGAGCATGATGCTTTTAAAGCATTGACTGGTGGAGGCTTGTCCATGATGGAAGGACATACAAAACCATTTGCAAAATATCTTATTGAGGGATTTCCTACTGGTGAAAAAGATGTACAAAAAATTACATCATTCTTTCAAAATAAGTTAGGCAATTACCAGCCATATGTACTTGATACGCATGAAGCTGGAGGATTGCCATACGCGACTCCTTATGCGCCAGTTTTTTGGAAACAAGGCGGGTTTAAAGATACAGAGTATGGAACAGTTGAAAAGACAGCTCAAAATATTGCACAGCAAATGGGATTAGATCCAGGCATTGCTCAAGAGGGAAGATGGTTTGGCCTTGGTGAATTGACTGGACTCAAGACCGGCGGCGGTGATTGGTTAGACAATTATGAAAAACAAGCAGCTTATTCAGCTCAACAACTTGGTAGACAATTAACTCGAAAAGAGCAGCAAAAATATGTTGTAGATGCTTTCGCTGGGAAAGAGAGATTATTGCCTTGGTATAAAGACGAGCCAATACCTGATGTTCGCAGAGGTTTGCTTGATTGATATTTATTCAAAATCAATAAAGAATTCCACATCTTCTTGAGCAACATTGCTGGGTATTGGATGCATACCCTTTGGCAGGGTTTCATATTTTGCAAACCATAAAACGGCATATTCATTAGCCAGCAAACTTTCCAACTTGTTTGTATCAATTTCATCCATTGATTTCGCGTTAATAATTTTCAATTTGCTTCTCCAAACAGCGCAGCCACCAGCGGATCGCGCTTAATCTTCCACTTCTTTGCTCTTTCCTTGGCCATGCGAAAAGCATGATCGTCAAGGGACTCTTTGGACCGCCAGCGCTTAAGCCTCTCCTGTGATGTCATAGGCTTTGGCTTGACGGCGTCAGTGCCTATGCCATGCCGGTACACGGCCACCAGCACATTACCTGATCTGCGCCATTCTTGGATGTGTACAACGCCTTGCTGGCGCAGTTTGTTAATCAGCACCTGCGCCGACCTCTCACTGCAATACACCTTGGCGGCCACCTCTGGAGCCGTACAGCCAACGCGCTGGAGCAGATTGATGATGCGTGGCAGCCTGACAGATTTCATTTATTCATATCCTTAAGTCTAGGTGCGCTGTGGTGTCTGCTCTGACTTAGGTAACGCTGCATCATTGAACTGGCAGCTCACAGTGCAGTTGTGGGGGTGTGGGCATGGTTGGATACCGGCAGCGCCGTCACACATCCTTTTAATCCTAAATGGGCAATCTCTGCCTTGTCTACAGTTATGGTTGCAAGTTGGGCAAGTCATATGCTTTTCTCCCTTTGAAATCTACTATCTTTTAAATATGATCTCAGCCATTTACCTTTACCGAGTTTGACCCATTCTTTGTATTCACTCTCGGTCAACTTAGCGGATACGCCTCTGCCATTCTTGGTCATCTCTTTTCTCAGTCTTGGTATTGGTTTCTCTTGAATCATCATTCAACCTCAAAATTTAAAAGCACCCACACAAAAACAAATATTGTGCCGAGCACAACAGCAATTGCAAACAGGGACATAAGGACAAATATTAAGGCTGTTTCCATTGTTTGGCCTCACTTGGTGGTGTCCATCCAAAGCGCCGCCAAGTGGCTTGCACATCAGTGGTCTTTGGATACTTCAGCTCTTTGGCAAAGGCACTTGGGAGCGTCACTGTCGTGCCTGCTGGTGGACGCCAATTGCCTGTCATTTGCCTGCCGCCAGTAATTCCATCTCAGCGTCTTTGAGGCGGTCTTGTATGCACTTCATTTCGTAGTCCAACTGGTCAATCTTGGCCTGCATACGCTGGCGTTGGAATGACTCGCCATGCGCCCATCCAAGCACTGTGCCGGCGGTCAGGGTCTTGCGGATGAGCTGCACCATCTCGTTGCGCGTCATTACGCCAATGGCCGCGTCTGTGGGCGGTGAGAAGCGCAGCACCTCGGCGTCTATCTCGTCTTGCATTTTCTTAGACATGATTCTCTCCTTGGGGTTGAGGGGTTGACCAAGCATGGACCAACAGCGTGGCGTTGTAGGGGATCGGTGTGATGGTGGACACAAACAGACCCTTACCGCGCTGCTTGCGTCCCCATGCGTCTATGGCATTGACATTCTTTAAGTCACCGCGCTTGACGGCTGAGTAGACCTTGACGCGCTCAAAGCCGCCGTCTTCAAGCTCGGCCATGCTGCGCGGTTCTTGGCAGAAGTCTTGGAGGTCGGTCATGTTGACCACCATGCGGCCAGCAGTACGGCCAAGCCAATGCCGATGATGACGGCCACAAGAAAGTCAAGGGCAGAGTCAGCGCGGCGCTCTAAGCGCCTTGCTTGCTCCATGTAGGGGTGTTGGGTGTGGTTCATGTTGTCTCCTTAAAGGTGGGGGCTTGCGCCCCCTGGTTATTTACTTGCGCTCTACTGTGCCAACCAATTCGCCATCCATGATCAAAAACAAAATGTGTTTGGCAATGTTGAGTGTTTGGCGGCTGCGGTCTTGGGCGCAACCAGCAATCAATTCTTGTGCATCTGACATCAGGCCAGCTACCACCATGTTTGCGCCTGTGAATTTGTATGTGATGGATTCTTTGACCGATTCCACATAAGCATCAATATCAGCGACTCCATACATATTGATGTTGCGTTCTTCTTGGGCGGTTGTTTGTGTTGCGTTTGTCATTTGAAAATCTCCTTGGGGTTGCGTTGTTGAGGACTTGATAATATCACGCATGACTAATTCGTCAACAACTATTATTTAGACCTCACAAAGTAGTCAACTATTATTGTTGTAAACTCAACAACGGCGGGTTTTCCGTCAGTTGCCTTTTGGGGGTTGGCTTGCGCTGACCCCCTTTTTTTGCTTTAAACTTGACGCTTTCCACAAAACATGGTTAACATTCTTTACATGAAAACAGCAAAAGAAGTCATAAACGACATCAAAGACAGAATCGAATTGACAGGCATGAAGATGTCTGATCTCTGCCGCGTCATGGATATTGATCAGGCTCAAATGTCTAGGTGGATTTCGGGAGCTACAGAGCCACTTTACTCCACTGTAGTCAAGATGGAGTCTGCCGCCAATACCTTGATTCAAGCGCGTATGGATTATCTCAATACAAAAATGCAAGACCTCAACAAGGCCATGGAAGAGGCCGTCAAATGAGCCGCGTCATAGGTATTGATTGCGGTCTAAGTGGCGCTATAGCCCTGCTAGAGCACGGCAAGATGGTGTCGGTACACGATATGCCAACGCTTACCATAGAGTCAAACAAGAAAGCCAAGCGCCAAGTATCAGCGCCCATGCTGGCGGCCATCATTGCTGAGATTAAGCCAGATCACGCCTATGTAGAAAAGCCAGCAAGCCGACCTAGTCAGTCAGTCGTTGCCATGTTTGGCTTTGGTCGTTCACTTGGAGTAGTCGAGGGTGTCTTAGCAGCTCTCAATATCCCTGTGACCTATGTTGCGCCGGCTACATGGACAAAGGCAATGGGTAAGCCTCAAGGCAAGGATGCATCAAGGCATCGCGCTATGGAGCTGTTTCCCGAGCACCAGCAGCTCTTCAAGCGGGTGATGGACGATGGCCGTAGCGAGGCGAGTTTGATCGCTGTATGGGGTATCAGACATGGATAACAAAGAACGCCAGATCATGCGAGAGCACATCATCTACTTGGCAAACCAGTTGGAAGTGACACGCCGAGCCAATCAGCAGCAGATCGTCTTCATCAAGCGAATAATCGACCCCGAAGACCTTGGACACGCCGTCAGCAATGAATGCCGGCAGATCGCCTACACATTACTCATCAACAGCTCACACCAAGAAAGAGACTCATGGCAACATCAAGAAAACAATTAAGACTCAGGCCAAGTGCAGCATCCCGCTGGATCGCCTGTCCTGCCAGCGCCAAGTTAAGTGCCTTAGTGCCTTACGAGCCATCAGGCGAGGCGGCAAAGATCGGCACAGCCATTCACGCGCTGGCCGAGACTTGCTTTCAGCTAGACACCGACCCCATCGACTTTGTCGGCCAAGAAGTTGAGGGCATCACAATGACCGAAGAGAATTGCGACTTTGCCTTGGAGCACATCAAAGCAATATGGGCGATTCAAGATGAGGTGGGCAAAGATGGATTCATCAGGGTAGAGGCTGATGTAAAGCTCTACCACACCAATGATGTGCTGCTGCAAGGCACTGCCGATGTACTTGGGTTCTCAAACATCACAAAGAAACTCACAATCGCAGACTTGAAGACAGGCCGCGGCTATGTGGATGCTGACTCAGAGCAATTAAAAATATACGCACTGGCTGCTATGGCCTCGAAGATATTGGCACCAAAAGAGATTGAGTTTCAGATCATCCAGCCGCATCATGGAGAGAAGCGCATACATCGCATGAGTGCTGATGAGCTTGGTGTGTGGGAGACACAAGTGCTGTTGCCGGCTATAGATGACGCCATCAGCGACAACCCTACATACAGGCCATCAGAGGCGGCCTGCCAGTGGTGTCCAGCCAAACACATATGCAGCGCACAAAAAGAGCAATTCGATATCGTGGCGGCGCAACCCGACATCACCATCATGTCCAAAGATGACATCAAAGAGGTGATGCTGTCTCTCACACCGGCACAAATTACCGCCATATTGGACAAAGCGCCATTGGTAGAAAAGTTTATTGAAGCAGTTAAAGAGCACGCCACCAAGCAGATGGAGGGTGGTGTCGTACTACCAGGCTGGCAGCTACAACCCAAACGCGCCAGCCGCAAGTGGATTGACTCAACAACAGCGCGTCAGGCATTAACTGACGCTGGACTTACAGACTCACAGATATTTGAGACTGAATTAATTTCTCCTACGGCGGCAGAGAAACTGCTAACGAAGGAACAAAGAGTTATCTTGGACGATTTATGCGTCAAGGTATCAAGTGGACTCATGCTGGCAAAAGACCGCGGCTTGAGTCAATAATGCAAACCCTGTAACTTTAGAAAGCAAAAAGCAAAATGTTAAATCTCTCATCCGGTGGTGGTAATGGTAATTACATCCGATTCAGCCCACAAGCAAACGCTTGGACAAACAACCTAGGCGCTGAAATTCAATTGAAAAAAATCGTGTTTGACATCGATGCGGTGCAGACAGGCTGGCTCCAATTAGGTGTCGGCATACGCGACTGGCAACCCGACTCAGAGTTGGGTAAGAAAAGCGCACAGCCAACGCCTGACCACAAGCGCGGCTTTATCGTGACGTTCTACAACAAAGAGATCGGGACTTGTGAGTGGAGTTCATCAGGAGTGGGTCCTAATATGGGCTTAGAGAAACTCTACACCGAATGCGCCTCACAGCGCGCCGCCAATGCAGGCAAGATGCCAGTGCTGGAGTACACCGGCAGCAAGCTGGAGAAGATCGGCAAAGGCACTACACGCATCCCCAACTTCACCATTGTGAGTTGGATTGACAAGCCTGCCGGCATGGGGCAAAGCGATGAGGAGTATGTGGCACAGGCAGTGGTGGCTCCAGCGCCAGCACCAAAGGCTGTGGCTGCACCAGCTCCAGCGCCTGCGAAGACAGTGATGGCTGCCGCCATTGAAGATGACGAAATGTTTTAAGTAGTAGCAAGTAAGTGCCGAGGTGTAACAACCTCGGCTTTTTTTTCCTCTAAAAAAATACAACATGAAATATCTCTCACTATGCAGTGGTATCGAGGCGGCAACAGTAGCATGGCATCCCCTTGGATGGGAGGCAGTAGCGTATTCGGAGATCGAAAGATTCCCATCAGAAGTGCTTGCACATCATTACCCATCAACGCCAAACCTTGGCGACATGACTAAATTTAAGGAGTGGACAAATGTCTCAGATGTCGATGTTCTCGTTGGAGGAACACCATGCCAGTCATTCTCAGTCGCAGGACTCAGAAAAGGATTGGATGACCCTCGTGGCAACCTCATGCTTACCTATCTTGCCATTGCTAAACGATATCGCCCCAACTGGCTGGTCTGGGAGAACGTCCCCGGCGTTTTGTCCTCCAATGGAGGACGGGACTTTGGTAGCTTCCTCGGAGGGTTGGCAGAATGCGGGTATGGGTTCGCATACAGGGTGCTTGACGCTCAGTATTTTGGAGTGGCACAGCGACGCCGCCGTGTGTTCGTTGTCGGATACCTTGGAGACTGGCGAGCTGCCGCAGCGGTTCTTTTTGAGCGCCACAGCTTGCAAGGGCATCCTGCGCCGAGCAGAGAAAAGAGGCAAGGTGCTGCCGCCAGCGCTAGAGCAGGCGTTGTCGGCGGTGGCTGGCCTGCCGACATAAGTAGCACATTGGATACAACCTTTGGCACAAAACAAGGTCTTGAGAATCAGCACATTAATGCTGGTTGTCCGATGTTTGTGCCAGTAGTAAAGACATTGGTTGGTTTACAAGATTGCAACAACTTTAGTAGCGAGATAACTGGAACTATAGTAACCCGTAAGGGTTGCGCTGCCGATACCGCGCATATGGTGATGCAACCCATCGCGCTTGCAGAGAACACCATTGGACGGCAACCACAGAACGGCGGTAACGGCGATGGGTTTACTGATGGCGGTCCGATGTACACGCTTAATGCCACAGGCGTGCATGGTGTGGCGCAACCCATTGCATTCAGCGGTCAAATGTCAAACCCGCAAACTGATGTGGACATGACGCCAACCCTGCAAGCCAAGAATCCGATGGCGGTATCAGTTGGAGTTGACACTTACAACGGCACAGAAACTGGTCAGGTGTCATGCACGATAACTGCTGATGTTGGCGGTCCAACGCACAGCGGTCCAAAGGTTATGCAATCTATGGCCGTCAGAAGATTAACCCCTGTGGAATGTGAGAGATTGCAGGGCTTTAGCGATAACTACACAGACATCAAAAGCAAAAACAAACCTACGCCTGATGGTCCGCGCTACAAAGCATTGGGCAACAGCATGGCAGTGCCTGTCATGGCGTGGATAGGGCAACGCATAGAACAAGTAGAGGCGATATGCAAGCAGAACAAATAGCCAAGTCGCTAGGCAACGCGAAAAGAGCCAACGGCCAATGGGTGGCGTCATGCCCAGTGCCAAGTCACGGCAAAGGCAATGGAGACAAGAATCCATCACTGTCAGTACACATAGATGATGAGGGAAAGGTTTTATTCCACTGTCATGGTGGTTGCACTCAAGAATCGGTATTCCAGACCATCAGAGATATGCAGCTATTACCCGAATTAGAAGAACGACCAGACCCATTAGCCAACATCAAGCCATTACCCAAAGTCGAATTCCAACAAGAATGGCAGTATCAGGACGAGGACCGCGTCACAGTGTTTGTCAAGCACCGGCTGCGCGTAGGGAAGTCTGGCAAGACTTATAGGCTCTACAAAGTTGATAGTGACGGCAAGCGCTACCCTACGCTGGGTGACGCAAGGATCGTCCCCTACAAGTTACCCGAGCTGCTGGACGCGAAGACAGCGGGAAGAATAATCTATCTGGCCGAGGGAGAGAAGGCGGTGGACGCCTTAATGAGTCTCGGCGTGGCGGCAACCACAGCCCACAGCGGTGCAGGGCATTGGCCGGAGGCCATCACAGAATACTTTGCAGGCGCTAATGTAGTGATCCTGCCGGACAACGACCTAAGTGGCTGGAGCTACGCACGCAAGGCAGCAGAGGCTATCCTGCCAATTGCCAAGGCAGTCAAGGTAGTAGACCTCGGACTGCAGGGCCTTGGCGATGACGCATATGAGTTCATCGAGGCAGGGGGCGGCAGGGCAGAGCTGGCGGCACTGGTCAAGGCAGCGCCAAAGATTGTTTCTGTCGATGATGTAACGATACCCGAAAGACTACAGGCGTTTATAGCATCAAGTACAAAAACAGACGAAACCTATACACATCAAGATTCTCATGTACAGAAACAGGCAGATATTGCACATGAGTTTGCAGCAGACCCAAAGCAACAGATTGAAGCACCACCACCCAAACCCGCCAAGACCATCAAGATTGAATCGTGGGATGACATACAGGACGAGCCAGTCGAGTGGTTGATAGAGGGGGTTATCCCTAAAGGCTCATTTACAGCGCTTTATGGACCGCCAGGCAGTTTCAAGTCGTTCATAGCCCTAGACATTGCACAGGCCATCGCTACAGGGCGCAGTTGGATGGGCAGGCCAGTTAAGCAGACAGGCGCGGTGCTGTACCTCGCAGGAGAAGGCTTTGGCGGTATCGGCGCACGCATCAAAGCCTGCAAGTTGCACCACCAGACAGAGCACGGCGCACCGATCTACATAGTCAGACACCAACTCAACCTCAGATCAAGCGCCGAGGACTTCAACGCGCTGATGCTGGCAGTGGTGCAGCTAGTGGAGCAGACAGGCATGGAATTCAGCCTCGCCATTGTGGATACCTTAGCAAGAGCATTTGGCGGCGGTAATGAGAACAGCTCAGAAGACATGGGCGCATTCATTACGGCCATGGGTAAGGTGCAGGAGTTCCTTAAGTGCGCCTTGATGGTGCTGCACCACAGCGGCAAGGACGCAGCCAAAGGACTGCGCGGTCATTCTTCCCTGCTTGGCGCAGTAGATACAGAGCTGGAATTGCTCAGATTTGACGAACAACTCAAGGGCGTGATCACCATCAGCAAGCAAAAGGATGGCGCCGACAACGAAAGATTTGGCTTTGAGATGGTCGAGGTAGAGATCAGGCCGGCAGGCTTGGGACTGACAAAGGCAGTCGTCAGCTTGGCGGTACAGGCGAGTGATTCAGCCAAAGTAGACCACGCAAAGATGACCGAGAAAAAGCCGCCAGCTAACAAAGATGGTGGCAAATGGCAGCCCTATGAGCTGCCTGCGCTATACAGGGCAATTAAGAACAAAGGTTTCAATGAGGTAGTAGATGGGGTCAGCATGAAAGTGGCAAATATTGACGATTGGAAAGAAGAATTGAAGCTCCAAGCTAGTGCATATGACGCCACAAAGACGCAAATTAATAACGCAATTTGGACAGCAAAGGGGAGACTTAAAGTGAAGAATTTGGGTGGACATTACGAAAAAGTGGCATGGTTAAATCAAGATGTGATGACGAAAATGGCAACTGAGGCGGCTTATAAGTTTAATAACTAACAATCAGAAGCGATCAGAAGCGATCAGAAATCAGATGCTTCAGACGATCAGAAATCAGAATCGGAAACGAGAGTCTAGAAGACTCGTAGTTTCTGATTGTTCTGACTGTCGCTTCAGTTAATTTGGACAAGGAGAAAATAAATGGCAACCAAAGCAAAAAGCAAACAGCATCCAGTGGTGGAGCAGCCAAGCCCAAAGGCAGACCCTTGGACGATTCACGTTCAATCAAAACTGGTGGAGTTGGAGTCAACAAAGGCGGCAGCAGATAGGAAATGGGGAGAAAACCGACTGTGTACTTTGGTAAACAGTGAGGTGAGGGAGAAATTCTGGTTGCAAAACACAAGATTGCATCAAGCGATGGCGGCCAAAGATCATGCGAAGTTTGATTCAAGCGTGGCGGGAATGATCAGGGCATATGCCGCGTTGGATCAGATGGCGACAGATGATGGCTGCGAGCCAGCCAATACAGGTATACCGAGGATTGAGTGGGAAATGCAAAATGGCCAGACGATGGTAATTGTGCGAACAGTCAACGAGGCAGTGGCGATACAGAAGTCCCGACAAGAAATATCCAACCATCACATTTGGGCGATGCAGGAAATCGAAGCACTGCTGGCCGATCCAAGGATGCAGGAGGTGATCAAGATCAAGGCGCTGTTTCCCACAGCGCAGCTCACCAGCTTCAAACCAACTTCAGAATTCAAGCCTGGCGGTGCAACAGGCTTTGATGACTTTGTCGATGACCTTACTTTCAGCGACAATGACACCATGGATTACAAGTTCAACTCCAAACAGGCAGAGAGGTTCAGAGATGGCTCAAATTAAGCTCATGGCGGCATTTATCAGTAAATGGGTACTGGACATAGTCCAGCGCGTTAAAACAGCTTTAAAGCGGGGTTAAGCATGGCTGGGACACCAAAGCGAAGAAAGGATGTCGATTTTCTTAACGATATGCCAGAGGAGATGATCTTCAGCATGGTGGAAAGCGGCAAAAGCATTGCTGACATCTGCATCGATCTAGGCATAGGCAAGCGTGCGCTAGAGGATTGGATTGAGGAAAACGATCACAGTGCTATGATTACGCGCGCGCGCACGCGTGCCGCCGATCTTATGGCCTGTGACACGATAAAGATCGCAGACGGCATGGATGTCGATCACGCGCAGCGCGATGTCCAGCGCATCCGCACGCGCCAGTGGCTGGCCGAAAGGTGGGATCAGAAAACTTATGGCTTACAAAAGGCGCAGCAGATCAACATCAACGTGCAAGACCTACGCATGGCGGCACTGCGCCATGTCGAGGTCGTTGACGACTTATCCACAGAAAAAAGCCAGTAATGCACACATTGCCCTGTGGACAACTGCAAGTTGCCTACGCATTAGGCAAAAACAGCGGAGTTATCCACATCTGGGTTAACATAATGGACATCGTGTTAAACCGATATTGTAAGCGATCTGTAAGGAAGTATATAAATCAATGACTTACGCTTATAAGTTATCCACAGGCCACCAGCAGGCGGTACTGGCTGGCGCGGCGGCGGCGACCCCCCCCTTGCTGCTGGCGGCGGGGGCGGCTGATGCAGCACCCAAACGCCCATCGCCCCCAACAATCCGATGACTAAGCCCCCCTCCCCCCTATCCCCCACTGCGCCAAAGCCTGTCTCGAAAAAAAAATTCTGATGACTTGGTGGCGAATAACCCATTTGTCGAATTCGTCAAGTTATACCGAAACAACCCTACGCTCTTTGTCAGAGAGGTGTTGAACACTGAGCCTGACCCATGGCAAGTGGAGTTCTTGAACCACATCGCCGCCGGCAACCGCCGCATCTCAGTGCGAAGTGGACATGGAGTTGGCAAGTCCACCGCCAGCGCCTGGGCGATGATTTGGTATCTATTCCTGCGCTTTCCTGTCAAGGTGGTGGTGACTGCGCCGACATCCAGCCAGTTGTATGACGCGCTCTTTGCCGAGGTTAAGCGCTGGGTGAAGGTGTTGCCCCCTATGTTGTTTGATCAGTTGGAGGTCAAGCAAGACAGGATTGAGGTCAAGGACGCCAACAACGAGGCTTTTATATCGGCCAGGACAAGCCGCGCCGAGCAGCCCGAGGCGTTGCAAGGGGTTCACTCAGACAATGTGATGTTGGTGGGTGACGAGGCCAGCGGTATACCTGAACAGGTATTTGAGGCCGCATCAGGTTCTATGTCTGGCCACAATGCGGTGACCTTACTGCTTGGCAATCCGGTGAGGTCTAGCGGTTTTTTCTTTGATACGCATAACAGATTGGCGTCAGACTGGATCACCATGAGGGTGTCTTGTATTGACTCGCCAAGGGTTAGTGAGGCGTATATAGAGGAGATGAAGGCGCGGTACGGCGAGGAGAGCAATGCTTACCGAATCCGCGTACTAGGGGAATTCCCTAGATCGGATGACGATACTGTGATCCCGATGGAGTTGCTGGAGCTGGCGATGAATCGTGATGTTGCACCTAGTCAGGCTGCGCCGTTGGTGTGGGGGTTGGATGTTGCGCGGTTTGGCTCGGACAGGTCTGCTTTGTGCAAGCGCAAGGGTAATGCTGTCTTGGAGTCTATTAAGACTTGGAAGAATTTGGACTTGATGCAGCTCACTGGTGCGGTGGTGGCTGAGTATGAGATATTGCCACCAAGTGAGCGCCCACAGGAGATACTGGTGGACTCAATTGGCTTGGGCGCTGGCGTGGTGGATCGGTTGAAGGAGTTGAATCTGCCAGCTCGCGGGATTAATGTGTCTGAGAGTCCTGCTATGGGTAACACTTATAGGAATTTGAAGGCTGAGTTATGGCACAAGGCCAAGGCTTGGCTGGAGTCGCGGGACTGCACTATGCCCAAAGACGAGGCGCTGGTGGCTGAGTTGGCTACTGTGAGGTACTCATTCACCAGTTCGGGCAAGATTCAGATTGAGGGTAAGGACGAGATCAGGAAGCGTGGTTTGGCCTCACCTGATAGGGCCGATGCGTTTTGTTTGACCTTTGCGTCAGATGCGGTGGTGGGTATGTATGGATCGGCGTCTTCTACCAAGTGGAATCAGCCGTTGAAAAGAAACCTCTCAAGGGTTGCATAATTCGTTAATTCTTTAAAGGGGTAATTTATGAAGATGACCAAAGCGGCCAAGAAAGTTGGCAAGGTGATGGGCGAGTACAAGGCAGGCACATTGCACAGCGGCAAGGGCGGCAAGGTAGTCAAGAATCCAAAGCAGGCTGTGGCTATTGCCATGTCTGAGGCAAAGATGCCCATGCGCGGCAGCCGTACAGCCAAGAACATGAAATCCAAGGGGATGAAGTAATGGCAACGATCAAGCAAACCATTGACCAGTTGATGGGTGACGAGGAGGGTGACGAGAGCTGCCCCCCTGCCACTCAGGACATTACTATCAATCTGAAGAATCGCGGCAAGGCTATTGACTCTGCCGACTATGGACCAGAGAACCCCGCGTTGCCCAATACTGCTTTTTGGAAAGCCAAGGCAGACGAGTGGGAGGTGAGTATTGAGGAGGCCAAGACGAGTAGGTGCGGTAACTGCGCGGCTTTTAATCAGGACGAGTCGATGCTTGAGTGTATAGAGAAGGGCATTGGGGACGAGGGCGATGCCGAGGAGTTTATTGACAAGGCCGACTTGGGTTACTGCGAGATATTTGACTTTAAGTGTGCTGCATCAAGAACCTGTGATGCTTGGGTGGCCGAGGGCGATGAGGGTGACGATTACGAGGCTGGCGAGAATAATGCCATGGAAGGCGAAGATATGCCCATGCTGGTGATCAAGATCGGGAAGAAAAAATGAAAACTAAACCTGGGCTTTATGCCAACATTAACGCCAAGCAAAAACGCATAGCGGCAGGCAGCGGCGAGAAGATGAACAGGGTCGGATCCAAGGCTGCGCCGTCTGCTGCTGACTTCAAGCTGGCGGCCAAGACTGCCAAGAAGCCAAAGCCTAAGAAATGACACCTATTGGGATATGCTCAAAAAACGAGAAGTGCTTACCTGTACTTCTTAAATCAATTGAGCTATATGTACCAGAAGATGTTGAGGTTTTTATAACCAGCCCAAACATTCAATCTTTGCCAAAACACAAAGTGCATCATTTTGTGCATACATACGAGACTGGCGGCGCTGCACACAACTTCATGGCTCACAAGATATTTGAGATGCACGACAGTTTTGTTTCAATTGACGATGATGTAGTTCTAAATCCAAATACATACAGCGTATTGATGGATGATGTCAATGAACTAAAGTCAATGGGATTCAAACTTGGCATTGTGGCTGGAAGGACGAACTACGCAAAGGGTTTTCAAAACATTCGCAAGGGTAGCGGCAAGTTGTATTCACTTGGGTATGAGAGTGAAAGCCATATTATTGAGACAGATTATTTGGCTGGCATTCTTGCTTGGTGTCAGAAGTCAACTTGGGTTGACCTTGCCCCAATAGATTGGTTTTCAGATGACTTGCAGTGTGATGAGTTTATAAAAAACGATTGCAAACTATTTATATCTCGCGCTTATTTTCATCATGTTGGATCGCAAACATTCGGAACTGATTTTGCCAAGTGTGCAGAAAATTCAGAAAACTGGTTGCGCGAAAATAGATCAGATATGCATGAAAAATATTTTGAGACTGAGAAGTGATCTCACCCATATGCATCCGACTGGTTTAATTCTTAAGGAATTTAAATATGAAAACACCCGCATGGCAGCGTAAAGAGGGAAAAAGTGCATCTGGCGGCCTAAATGCCAAGGGACGCGCCAGCGCCAAGGCCGAGGGCATGAATTTAAAAGCGCCAATCAAGAGTGGCGACAATCCGCGCAGGGCGTCATTCCTTGCGAGAATGGGCAATATGCCAGGCCCAGAGATGAAAGACGGCGAGCCAACGCGATTGCTGTTGAGTTTGAGGGCTTGGGGCGCGTCAAGTAAGGCCGAGGCTCGAGAGAAGGCCAAAAATATATCTGCTAGAAACAAGGCAAAAAAATGATTAACGATATGAATATGCCCATTGACATGATGGACGCCATTGAGCCGATGGACGACACTGAACTGCAAGGCATTGTCTCTGCCGAGCTGGAGGACGCTGTCAGTTACATCGACTCTGATGTGTCCCCCATCCGCGCCCGAGGTACTGAGTATTACCGAGGCGATCCCTTTGGGAATGAGGAAGATGGCCGCAGCCAGGTGGTGGCGATGGAGGTGCGCGACACTGTCAGCGCCATGTTGCCCAGCCTGATGAAAGTCTTCTTCAGCTCAGAGAATGTGGTGGAGTATGTGCCGCGTGGACCCGAGGATGTCTCCGGCTCACAGCAGGCGACTGACTATGCTAACTACATATTCAGCAACGACAACAATGGTTTTATGACCACCTATGCGTTGTTCAAGGACTCCTTGGTGCGTAAGTGCGGCATTGCAAAATATTATTGGGAAGAAAACGAAGAGGTAAAGATTGAGGAATATTCTGGCCTTGATGACCAGACTGTGCAAATCCTGATGCAAGAGGGTTCAGAGGTCAGGATTTTGGTGAGCTACCCTGACACATCAATCCCGATGGAGATGATGCAGCCACAGGTTGATCTAACGACCGGCCTGCCAATGCAGATGCAGCAACCCATGTTGCATGATGTGCAAGTCAAGCGCAATACCAAAGATGGCCGCATCCGCATCATGGCCGTACCACCCGAGGAGCTGGTGCTGGATCGCAGGGCGAGATCATTTGATGATGCCGGCATCATTGCCCACCGCCAAATGGCGACTGTCTCTGACTTGATCGGCATGGGGTATGACCAAGACGAGATCGAAGAGAACATATCTAGCACCGACCTAGACAGCAATGATGAGTATTTGGCGCGTCAGCCTCTGAGCACCACCATGGGCGCCGGCGACAGTCTGAATCCTATGCAGCGCAGGGTTTTGTATATCGAAGCATATATGCGCGTTGACTTTGATGGTGACGGCATACCTGAGTTGCGGAAAATCTGCTGCATGGGTTCGGGTTACAAAATGGTGCGTAACTTACCCGCCAGCTATATCCCATTTGTGGACTTCCCATGTGACCCCGAGCCACACACTTCACCACTAGAAGCAATGTCGATCTTTGACATTACGCACGACATCCAAGAGATTAAGTCCGAGATTATGCGGAATACGCTCGATTCTTTGGCTCAGTCCATCCACCCGCGCACAGCGGTGGTTGAGGGTCAGGTCAATATTGATGACGTTTTAAATAACGAAACTGGCGCCATTATCCGGATGAGAGCACCAGGCATGGTGCAGCCATTCAGCTCGCCATTTGTTGGACAACCCGCATTTGCCATGATGGACTACATGGACCAGATGCGCGAAGACCGCACCGGCATGAGCAAGGCGGCAATGGGTTTAGACCCTGATGCATTGCAGTCAACCACCAAGGCGGCGGTGGCCGCCACTGTCAGCGCCAGCAATCAAAGGCTTGAGCTGCAAGCTCGCATCTTGGCAGAGGGTATGAAGAAACTCTTCAAGGGTATTTTGTACTTGATGACCACACACCAAGACAAGCCGCGCATGGTGCGTTTGCGTAACGAATGGGTGCAGATCGACCCCCGAGTGTGGGACGCCAGCATGGATGTCAATGTCAACATTGGCCTCGGTAATGGTGACAACAACGAAAAGCTGGCCGCATTAAACCTGATTATGCAGAAACAAGAGCAAATAATGGCGCAGTTTGGACCCATGAATCAGATTGCGTCACTGCCGATGTACATCCGCACACTGCAAAAAGCCATTGAGTTGTCAGGAAACAAGGACGCATCCAGTTATTTCAATACGCTGCCTGCTGACTTTCAGATGCCCGAAGAGCAGCCCAAACCGACACCCGAAGAGGTGCTGGCACAGGTGCAGGCGCAGTCAATACAGGCCGACATACAAAAGAAAGCAGCCGAGCTGGAGTTAAAGCGCGAGCAGATGGTGCGTGATGATGATTACCGAAGAGATCAACTGGCGCAGGACTTACTGCTCAAGAAGTACGAATTGGAGTTAAAGTACGGCACACAGATTAGCACTGCTGAGATTGACGCAAGGCAGGCTATGGACAGAGAGGCAATGCAACAGCAGACGGCTCTTGTGCAGCAGGCGGTGCAAGCCGCCAACCAAGTACAAGCGCCGCCAGTTGAGCAGTTGCCACCCATCAACCCTAATGGAATGGTTCAATGAACGAAGAACAGGTGAAAAAAGGTCGTAGGTCCGAGCAGTTTATGCAGGACGAGGTATTTGCAACGGCCTTGGAAAAGATGCGTGGAGATTTGCACTGGGAGTTTGAGAACAGCAAACCCGAAGAGGCTGCCAAGCGTGAAATCATTTGGGCGCAGTTGCGTGCCATAGAGAATTTCAGAAATGAAATGGCAAAAATGATCGACAACGGCAAGGTGGCGCAACGCGCCATTGAGCGTGCATCCAAAAATCTTGTTTAAATAGGAAAATAGACCATGCAGACAGTAGCACCAACGCCAGCCGGCAGTGCAGTACAAGGTCCAATGAATTTGGCTGAAGCAGCCAATGCACTTGCAGGAATGCTCCCCGATGAGGGACAAGAGGATTCAAGCGAGGCGCAGTTGCCCGATGAGGGCGCGGCGGTAGATGAGGAATTATTAGCGGACGCAGACGCGGCTGATGATGAAACAGATACCGAACAATCCGAGTTAGATGAAGACACCGAGGAGCAAGAACAGCCACAAGTCTTCTCCGTCAAGATTGACGGCAAAGAAGTTGATGTGACGCTGGACGAGCTACAAAAAGGCTATTCAAGGACTCAGGATTACACACGCAAAACGCAGCAAATTGCCGAGGTGCGAAAGCAGACCGATGCAGAGTTGCAGGCAGTGCGTGCCGAGCGTGGGCAATACGCTCAGTTATTGAGTGCGCTGGAAGCACAGGTTCAGCAAGTGGCGCAGCCAAACATTGATTGGGATCGTCTTTATCAGGAAGACCCCATCGAATGGGTACGGCAGCGCGAGGTGATGCGGGATAACCAAGACAGGGCAGCAGCCATTCAAAGTGAGCAGCAGCGCCTCAATCAGTTATCTCAGCAGGAGCAAGCACAGTTCATGCAGCAGAAATTGCAGCATGAGCAGGAGGCTTTATTGGCGGCCATCCCTGATTGGAAGGACGCTAAGAAGGCTCAAGCTGAAAAGGCTTTGCTTGTTGAATTCGGTCAAAAGATCGGGTTCACACCGGACGAGTTGAAAAGTGTAGTGGATCACAGGGCGGTCTTGATGCTGCGTAAGGCGGCACTCTACGATCAAATGATGTCCAAGAGGGGCAACATCAAGCCGGTGACCAATAACGGCCCTCGGCCTGCCAAGCCTGGTGCAGCAGGAAGAATCTCAAATACGACTGAAGCAGTTCGCGCAAAACAGCGTCTTGCAAAAACTGGCCGCATCGATGATGCGGCTGATGCAATTTACAAACTTTTAGGATAGGAAAAATCATGGCTATTGTTAGCAATACATTTCTGACTTACTCTGCAAAGGGTATTCGGGAAGACTTGAGCAATGTGATCACCAACATTGCACCCGAAGAAACACCTTTTATGTCCAACATTGGCCGTGAAAACGTGACCAATACTCTGTTTGAATTTCAAACAGACACTTTGGCCGCAGCTGCTGCCAATGCACAGCTTGAGGGTGATGATGTCGGCACTTTTGATGCGGTGGTTGCGACTGTTCGCGTTCAAAACTACTGTCAGATCAGCCGCAAGACTATTGTCTTGTCAGCTACTGAAGAAGTGGTGAACAAAGCAGGCCGCCGTAGTGAACTGGCTTACCAGATCGCAAAGCGTGGCTCTGAGTTGAAGCGTGACCAAGAATTCATCATGTTGCAAAACACTGGTGCAGTTGCTGGTGACTCTACTACTGCGCGTAAGACAGGTTCTTTGACGGCCTTCTTGAAGACCAACATTGATTTTGACACCACCAATGGTGCAAGCCCAACTTACACCACTCTGCCAAGCGCTGCGCGTACCGATGGCACTGTTCGCACTTTCACTGAAACCATTCTCAAGAATGTGATTCAAAAGGTGTGGACTGCTGGCGGCACACCCAAAATCTTGATGGTTGGCCCTGTCAACAAGCAGCGTGTGTCAGGTTTTGCTGGCATTGCATCTTCACGTTTCAACATTGATGGCGGTGCAAAGCCAGCCACATTGATCGGTGCAGTTGACATTTATGTCTCTGACTTTGGCAATGTGTCTGTGATTGCAAACCGCTTCCAGCGTGAGCGTGATGCGTTTGTGCTTGACCCTGACTACGCCAAGATGGTTGTGCTGCGCCCTTATCAGCAGATCGATCTGGCTAAATCAGGCGATGCCGATAAAAAAATGCTCATTGTCGAGTACGGATTGAAGGTGTTAGCAGAAAATGCTCACGGCTTGGCCGCTGACTTGGTTACTTCTTAATAGTAAGCAATAGGAGAGGGGGGAGAAATCCCCCCTTTTTTAAATGATTCACAAAAGACTACTTAGCGAAAACAAAGATCAAGGCATCTCGCGTTATTGGCATGAGAATGCCGAAACTGGCGATGTGACCATCGAGACTGAACAAGATGTGACTGCGGTGGTGGAGGCTAACAAGGCCATCTATAACGCCGTGGATGAGAAGGCCAACTGGAATGGTGAGTGGCACTTGGTGGCATCCATCCCCGAGGCGCTTTATTACAAGATGAAGGCCGAGGGCAAGATCGATGATCAAGAGTACATGAAAAAATGGCTCAACGATCCAGACAATCAATTCTTTAGAACACGACCTGGGAAAGTATGAAATACATTGCAGTTTGCACGCCAGCGCGTGACATGGTCCACACCATGTTTACCTATGATCTTGTCAATATGGTGGCGTATCACACATTGAACACCAATGATGCTGTCAGCTTGAAAATATCGCAGGGTACGCTTATTGCCAATCAGCGAGCTGAATTGTGCTTAGATGCGATGCATGAAAAATGCACCCATGTGCTTTTTATTGATTCAGATATGCGGTTTCCACAGGACATGATTGAGCGTTTGCTGCAACATGACTTGGACATTGTGGCAACCAACTGCGCCAGACGCCGTATGCCTACAGGACCCACCGCACAGATTTACAAAGAGAATGGCGAGCGTGAGCTGGTGTACACAATGCCCGAAACAACTGGACTGCAAGAAGTTGGCTCAGTTGGTATGGGTGTGATGCTGATCAAGGCCAATG